TTCTTAGTTGCTTTGATTTTACTTGTACCACTATTAGTTACATTACCAAATGTTACTACAAGTGAAGAATCAAAGAACATAGTATCACCACCTTTATTTTTCAACTTAGGCATTTCCATTGGTGAATTCGGTTTAGCAACCCAAACCTTATTTACCGCAACAAATGTGTTTGTATATGGTTGATTTTCTTTACGTGACAATACAATTTTCTGGTTGATAAAGTTACCAAATTGTTGAGACATTGCTCCTGCATTCCATTCGTTGTTGTTTTTATTTGATTCAACACTCAAACGACATGGTACTGAACCTACTGAGTCCCAAAGGAAACACAAGTCATATGGTAGTTTACCTTTTGCTTGTTCATTAAGTAGGTCAGCCATAAATGCTGCTACGTCTTCAATTGTATTTAGTGATCCTCTATCTACATAGATAAAAAAACCTTTATAGTCGATAATTTCACCTGTTTCAGGATCAGCTACAGGTTGAATTTCAAAACCCATTTGTACAGCATGTTCCCAATTCCATTTCATCTCAGTAACTATAAAAACAGGCAATACACCCATTTTTTGTGCTGCTACTGCTGCTTCAAGCATTGCTGTTGTTTTACCGGTATCCGAGTGACCACGTAACAAAGTTATGTGGCCCATCGGAATACCAGGTATAGACAGTACATCTTGAAAGGCTTTAGACAGTGGAATCCATCTTTGCGGTTTGAATTTAACCGATTGATCTAAGAACTTAGATTTTTTGAAGGCATCTATATCGAACGACTTTTTGAGTGATTCCGATACTATTGATGTTAAACTGTCTTTACTTTTAGCCATTATTAGTCGTTAAATAGATCATTAAATTTATCTGCATTGCTTGTTTTAGCAGCAGGCGTTTCGAGTGAGTAAGCTGGAGTGACTGGTTTGTTCATTTCAGCAATAAAATCATCCTCTTCTTTAGGTGCATTAGGAGTTTCAGTTGTAGCTGCTTCTTCTTCAGGATTCAACCATTTAGACAACACATCCTTAAGAGTATCATAAGTATACTTACGATTAATAGCAAGAATGTCAGGTTGTTCATCGAGTACTTTTTCTACCAATGCAGCATCTTCTGAAATTGGGGTTGATTTTACTTTAGGGCGAAGAGTACATTTAATACCTTTTCTACCAGCAACCATATCTTCAGTTGCTTCAACTGTAAAATCACGACCATCTGTAATGTCTGTAAAATCACCATAATCATCATCAGCGGCAATACCGAGAAGTTGATCATGAGTCAATTTACCAAATTCCCACAAACGAGCACCCAAATGCTCTTCACCACGTACTACTACAGCAGCAAAGAAACGAGATTTAGGAGAGATTTTGTTTGCTAATTGCCAATCTTCTTTATCAGATGATTTACGGAGTTGTTTTGCAAAATCAACAATTGGATCTGCTTCTTCCCAGTTTGTCAATGACAAAATTGGTCCCTTAGCAAATCCATAGTGGAATTGTACTTCACGAATCGGCCATGCCTTATCAAACTTAGAAGGCAAAATGCGAATTTGGTACTTACCAGGTTTTGGTTTCCAGAAAATTTTGGTGTAATCAATTTTTTCACGCTGTTGCCCTTTGTTTTGAGCAGCGGCTAACTTCTGCTTTACAAGATTTAAATCCATAACTGTTTATTTTAAAATTAAATGTAAGACTTTTTACTTGGACTGCCAAACTAGTGAGCAGACAAATCTATAATCTTATGAATTGCCGTATCTAATTTGCGCAATTCAGGGCCTGTGTTGAGTAGTATGCAATTCTTATAATCGGCCCAATTGATAATATATTTAGTATCTAATACACCACCGTTTAATGATCTAATCAATGCATTAAGTGCATTAATTGTGTATAATGTGTTTGATTCTTTCTTACGGTGTAACAATATTGTATTAGGTAACGGAGAATCTGATGTATTTCCCATATCGATATTATATGTACACATTAATTCTTTGCTCTGAGGTGACTCAAGAATGAATATTTTGTTATACAATATTGTATAGCGACGGTTAATATCGGCAAGTATTGTATCTAACTCGTCCTGGGTAGTAAATGTGCAGAATAGTTTGTTCAAATCGAAAAATATATTGTCTGTCATAAATATTTATATTTTAGTTAAACCATGATATGATTTGCCTTGTTTGATACTTACTGGGTATTGTAATATCTGTGTGATGGTGGTAAAAATTTCACCATCTTCTTTAGCGTAATCAAACAAAAAGGCATCGTAGGTATATAATACTATTTTGGTTTTTTTGTCTTTTAAATAATCTAATACTAATTCTAATAATTCAACATTGGTAGACGTTTCCTTACTTTGAACAACATAGTTAAATAACTTTTGCGGAGTCATTTTTTCTAATTGACTCAACATAAATATTTTATTTTTGGTTCTAATATGTCCGCCATATTGGTATGTATCCCACATACCATCAATATACGCAGCTACTTCTTTAAAGAATGGTTTATTATGGTATTCAGACCAAACACCACCATATAATTGTTTAAATGTTAATTCTTTGGCTTCTTGCGGAGTAACATTTAATACTTCAGCTAAAGCATCGTATGTATTTTCAGTATTTGAAAACCAATATTTAACCATTTCTCCAATTAAACGGGGATGATATCCTTGAAAATCAATTTCAATAAACATATCATTCTCTGGTTTATAGCATTTACGTTCACCGTTATCTTTGTTTAATGCGGCGAAATTAATATTATTAAATGTGTTTGATGGACGTGAAGTAGTTGTATACAAATTATACTGAGTGTATAGTTTGCCTTTATGTAGATTGTATTGTGGATGGTGTAGTTTTTCTTTATAATGTTCTATAAAGCAATTTTTATCTGCTTTGATACCTTGTTTTTCAATTTCATAAAACACATTAGTTGTTCTAAAATTATTAAATTGAAATGTTGCATCTAGTGAAGGATATTTTTTAATTATAGGCTCTACCTTAGCAAATATTGCTTCACTCTCTTCATAATGTTTACTAATTGGAATTAAACAATTAATATTGGATAAACTTGCATATTTGCTATAATAATAATTAATGCAATTATTACCTAATGCTTCTGTTAAATCAGTAAACTCAATAAAATTAATGTCAAATAATTTACCATGCAACGGATACACCCAATGCATTGCTTCTTTCTTATCTAGCACCCACAATTTACCTATATTGTTGAGCAGCCACTCAGTTATTTCTGTTTTATCAATACTAAAAGATTCAGTGTGATCTAAACAGATAATATATCCTTTTTTGTCATCAAGAGGACGAATATAAATTAAACTTAACTCAGTAAGAGCAGGGTGAAAATTATTATTTTTAGGAATAAACCTAACAAAACAATCTCCAAAATTAGTTGGTAATTGAGATGATCTTTCTATAATATAGAACATATAACATAACCTTTATAGTATAAATGTAAAACAAAAATTTAGCCTAACAAAAAGAGTTTTAATCCTGGCATTTTTTTATCTGCTTCTTCTAATTCTTTTGGGTCAAAGTAATTTTCATTTGTATCACCAACAGCAACCGGGGTATAGTATTTTACACTTATTGATTGATGGGTAATATCATTTTTTAGTTGATTGAAGGTATTAAGATCAATTTCCCTAATTAATATAGGATTACTATTTACTTTCTTAGCAAAATACCTTAAAGCATAACCACGTTGTGTATCAGTAGGAGTAAGTTGAAATCCTGCTTTAGCTTTTACTTTATCAATTGAAACTAATCCTTTTAATTTAGATAAGTTACCTGCTAACAATCCTATAGCTAAAGGAGATAATCTTGTTAATAAAGTATTTTCTTTGCTTTTTTCTGGTTTAATTAATTCTTTTGTGTTGGGTGAAAATTCTTTTCCTATATAGTATCTACCATTATCTTCATAGTAATATCCTTGATATGTTTGGAGAGTTTCCTTTTCAATAAAGTCTCCTCCAGAAGTATACTGATTAGTTAGTATTTGATTTTTTGGCTTTCTCATATATTAGTAAATATTATCCCCACCATTCCCAATGCCACCACTCATCATATCCTTGCCCATCTTGTAAAGCAGGTGGATTGAAAAAATTATATTTAGAGGCATTAGCTTCTAACCATTTGTATAAAGGTGTTTGTCTTTGTACTTCATTTACTCTAGGACTAGTTGTACGTTTTACTCCTCCAAAATGACTTGGAGTAATATCTATTGCAATTCCCCAACCATGAGGAGAAGAACCAGCAGGTGCTACTCCTACTCCATTATAGTCTTTATAAACTTCTTCTTGACGTGCAAGTGTTCTATATGCTGATGTTAATGGTAATGTAAATCCGGCTTTTTTAGCATCAGCCTCCATTCTAATAAAAGCATCAGCAGCCGGTGGATATAATTTATATGTTGGTTGAGTAGATATAGTTTTTAATTTATCTTCTGTTATTTTTCCATTTCCTAAAGGCTTTAAATCACTAGGAACTTTAGTAGTAGAAGGAGTACCACTATTAACAGGACCTAAAGCTCCTATTGCTGTTCCTCCGTCAGGTAAAGGTACCAATATTTTGTTATAGTCAAATTCTGCCCCTTCAGCTATTGCATTTTCTAGGATAATAGTTTGTGCTGTTACCTCTGTTGTCCAGTCTCCATTTTGAATACTATGACCTAGATTAGTAACAATATATCCTAATTGTCTGCCTATTTTTTTATTTCCTTTATAACCAGATGGTAAAAAAGAAGCAGGTACTTTAAATAAATTTCCTATAATTATTCCTCCTATACCATCAATAGTGAAACTAAGTTTTGTAGGAATGATTGCTGAGAATTTGTTAGGGTCATTAAAGAAATTCTTGGTAGTGGCTATTAAATCTTTTAGGGTATTTTTATAATCACTAGATTTAGCTACATCAAAAGATGATATTTTTTCTTTATCAAAAAACCAAAATCCATCTATAAAATAAGATTCAAGCCCTGCAAAATAAGGAGTTAATTTTCCTAAATTAAGACCAATATTGTAATTTAATGTAGCTAAATTATTACTATCTTCAGGATAAGGAGGTGCTATTTCCGGTATTATTCTATTTTGAATTCCTCTATTATATGCTGTTAAAGTAGAAGTATCAGTTCCTAATGAACTAGGACGTGTAGAAGCTGCTATGGATATCATTGCGCTTTGCTCAGGAAATATTTGTGATTCAAATGATATATTCCTTACTAAAGATTCTAATCCTTGTACCGGTATTTCGTATATTTCTCCAAACAATTCTTGAGCTGATTTTCCGGGAGGTGTGGCAAAATTTATATCTATTATTTCTAGAATAGAGTCATTTCTAACATGGGGTTCAAAATTATTAACGTTGCCTATAGAACTTTGAATGCCTTTCATTACTGATTTGATGTAATCAAATAATGCAATTTCATCTTTTTCTTTTTTATCTTGTGATTCTAATCCTTTATTTACTGATAAGGAATATAAATAGCCTAAATTAACATAAATATTTCCTATTACTCCATGTTTTTGAGAATCATTAGGTAAAAAATATTTTTTATCAAGACCATTTAAAAATTTTAATCCTACTTGAGCTTTTTCTACAGAAGTTCGAGCATCAGTTATTGTTTTATTACTATCAATAGCTGCTTTTTGCTTTGCCTTTGTAATATAGTCGTGAGATATTTTTAAAAGATCAAGAGTAATAGCATTTTTAGTATATTTCTTAACAAGAAAAAGTAAATTAATATCAAACTCATCTGCTAAAAAAGAATTTAAGTTAATTTTTCCTGTTATTTTCTTATTATTGAAATAATAAGCATCTGTACTGATACTTTGTCCTGCAGTTCCTGTAACTGTTGTTTCTGATTTTACGGTTAAGTATAGATCAAAAGTATAAATTAATGCTTTAACAGCACTATCTATATTACCTTTATTATTATTAAGATATTGGTCAATTTCTCTAGCGGTTACTTCAGGACTAGTTGCATTAGTAGCACGAAATAATGTTTCAGCAGCGGGAGCTTTAAAATTATCTGCTACATTATATGGACATTTAGCAATCATATTCTCAACATCGGCTTGAGATTTGATTTTTATTTGTTGTTCTAAATCAGATGATACTCTTAAATTTCTCCATACTTCACTATCTATTAAACATACTGTTGGATCTACAGATACTTGAAGAGGATGGGCAACACATAACAAATCTTGTCCTTCATTATCCTTTGTAGTAATTTCTACTATAGGAAATTCAGTTTTATTAGCTGTTGCTCTTGGTAAAACAGTTTTATTTAATATATTAAGAAAAGAATCTAATGTTACCCACACTTTAACAGAATCTGTTAAAAAACTATCAGTTGTTTGTGTTTCTGCTGAGTCTTTAGATGTTTCTATTTGTTTTATAAAAAAGTTTAGGTCTTTTTTTACAGTTCCTGAGTAACTGGTGAGAGAAAATCCATCTTTTATATTGCGACTAGGATTTTTTGCAGCATAATTTTTAGCATATGAATATAATTCAAATATTGTACCGGCTAATATATTTTTTTGATAATAATTACCAATAACGCGACTCCCTTCTTCTCCAAGATCAGTAGCTTGATATAACAATCCGTTAGTTAATGATCCTGTAGGAAAATAGTATGTAGATGGAGTATAGTTTACTTTTAATGATTCTATTACTTCACCATATGAAGTTAATGTTACTGAGCAGTCATAGCCTCCATCAGGTCTAAACTTCCATGAGTAATTTTTAATTTTACCCAACATTGAATCATAATTACCCTGAGATTGTAAAGAGGCTGAGTATAGTTGGGTGTTTATTTCAAGAAGAGTACCAGATGGGTTAAAAATATCAAATTTTGATTTAGTCTTTAAGTATTCTAGGTTATTATCTTTTTTAAGATATGGAGACCAACCCCATTCTAACAAAGCTAAGTAACCGGGGCGCATAAATAAAGGTTCCAGTTCTTCTAATTGCACTATATCCCAACAATTAAAATTTATAGTTGCATCTCTTAAAGAACCATACGCACTACGTGATTTTATGTTTATGTCTGTAATACCAGGCATAGGTCTTAAACCTAGTCTGTAATTTTCATTAGAATATGCATTAGAAAATGAAGATCCTATACCAGACTTTAAAGAACCATCAGGATTTAATGTACCTCCTTGTAAAATATATTTTCTAGCTAATCTATCATCATAGCTTATAGTACCTTCTGCATCATTTATTGTATTAACACCAGAAGTTAAACGAACCCATGCGTTTCTTGAAGTAATGTATGTTAAATCTTTAGGAGAACGTGTTTTAAACGCTTCTTTGCGTTTATCTAACTGTTCTTGTACTTCTTTATCAAAAGACTGCTTAAATATTGACATAACATTATCTTACTGTGTTTAATTGATTATATTGTGTGACAACTTGGTCTATATTCGTAGGGATTCGTAATTGGGTACCAGGAGTTGTGTATAAAGTTCCTTGGGATATAACATTACTGTTGGCTACTGATATGATCCACCATAAAGTTGCGTCTTTATAGTAATTATACGCAAGAAGATCTAATCTATCACCTACAGTTGTAATAACATATATATCACTTTCAGTGTAGGGTATTTGTGGGTATAATTTTGATTTATAATATGGTTTCCCACTTTGAGTTTTTAATATTGCTGAATTGTTGTATCTCATTATAAAGTGGCTTCTTTTCCTTCTTTAATTTCATAATCTTTTCTAATATAGTTATATTCAGATGGTGATGCCCCATTATAGTTTTGTGCTATATTAGACTGTTGTGCTGATTTTTTAGGTACTAAATTATTCTTTTGATATTGGGTACCAATAGGGGTAAATGTCATTGATACTTCTACAATATGGGGTAATATTAATTCTTTAGACCCACCAGCTAAAGGTTCATTAAGTGCTATTTCCCAAGGTGAATCTTGAGGAACAGTATAACTTATATCGTTAATTATACCGGGTTGGCTATCTATCCAGTTTCCTACTGTCATTCTCATAAATGGACCACGCATTAATCCTCCTTCACTATAATCAGGCATTGTATTGCTCATTAGATAGTTTAGTTTTTGATACATTGGTTCCATTTCGTTGGAAGATAATGCCGCTACTTTAAATCCCAAACTAATTTTACGAGAAAATCCATTATATATATAAAATTCTTCACCTCTACCAACATAATTGATAGCACTCCATTTAGGACTTGAAGCATCACTTAAACTTGTTAAGTAAGCTCTAAATACCATAAAGGTACTATTAGTAGGTGAATCAGTATCTATAGCTTCAATTCTAAATTTAGCTAAATCATTAATAGTGCGTTTAACACCACCAATAGTTACAGCTAATGAATCTTGACCACTAGGAGCTCTAAATAATGGCGTTAAGTTTATGGTATCTTGTCTACCACTTCCCACTCTTACAGCTCTGTCTGCTGTTTTCCAATTATATTTAATAATAATTGGATTATCACCTTTTACTCCATTACTATATGCAATTTTGCTTTGAGTATTTTTAAATGTTATCCCCCCTGTAAGTCCAGTATAATTTTCAGGTACGTTTAATGTATTAAATTCATTAGCAACATATTGTCCAGTACTATCGGAAACTTTAGGGCGATTTTTATTTTTAAAAATAGTATTTTCTATTTCTGTTCTTAAATTAAGATATGATGTTTGTTTGCCCTTATCAATTTGTGAAGGTTTATTTGTAGGTTGAGATAGGGTTACATTATTTTTATCTTGAATTTGAACTGCTGTATTAACTGTAGAATTTATAAGAGGGGCTAAGGCTCCTAATCCAAAAGAGGCAGCTGTTGGGATTGGAGTTGAAGTAAAATATTTATTAGATAACCCTAATAAGCTAACATAATTTATTTTATTTTGGCCTGGGTATAATTGTTTGTTTGATATGACTTTGCCTTCATTGTCATATCCTGTATAGCTTGTTCTTTTTATTGTAGTAAAACCAATACCATACACTGAATTAGGTCCTCCAAAATATGATTCTATAGTAGTTGGGCGATTGTTATTTAGAGTATTGAGGATATTTGATGGGTTAGTAGAAATACTTACTAGTCCTGTTATTACCTTAGATAAAATATTTGATAATCCTGTTTTTGTGTTTTGATTATCAGGACTATTGATATTAATGTCTTTAGTTAAGCGTAATAATTTACTATTTTTAAGTTTATCATTATCTCTTACAACAACTTCATACTTTGTTTGCTCATTTTGGATAGGAGTCAAACCATGTCTAACAATATGACCACCAAATGCGTTAACCGGTACTTGAGCTAATGTATTTACACCTAAGTTGTATATTCTTGTAGGTCCAATTTTAGCATCATTTAAAACTCCAATACCTGCATTGATTAGGTTGGCAAAAAATCCTGTTCCTTTTACTTTGGGTATTTGCTTTGTTTCAATACGTGGATTTGATAATTGTAATCCAACTTGTCTTGCTAAAAATAAAGGTCCTTTAGGTAAATCAGTAAACATTTTACCTATTCGTATAGTATCTGTTACAGCAGCATTAAGAGCTCCTACAGTACCACCACGAGTAAATCCATCATCAAATTTAGTAAGCCTAAACCTGTTAAAACCTTCATCTATTGTATTGATGTCAGTTTTAATATAGGGTAGACCACTACTTCCACCTCCGGGTAAGTCTTTTTCATACTTTAACGAGCGGAGGGCAGTGTCGTTTAGTTTATCTATTAATGGCATTAATTATAGTACTTTTTACCAGTACTTCTATACTTGTTTGTATTATTTGTATCTATTTCATCTAATCTTGATGGCAAAGGTACTTTAAAAACAGGGTTAGTGCTTTTAACAGTTACTTTTGGATTACCATCAATAGAATAAGTATCATGAAATGAAGATGGAGGCTTAGGTAATGTATCAAACGGTGGTTTGTTTCCTCCAAATCCAAAAATACTTTTAGATAATAATTTGAGTAAACTCATGTTAAATTAATTTAATTGTTACGTATAAATATTGTAGTACTAAGCAAATTTAGTACTAGCTCCATATACTCCGGTACCTACCTTACGACCATCCATGCCTATACTAATATTTGCTCGTTGATTAGCCATCTCTTTTATGGCACTAGTCATCTGTCCTATTGCAGCTACAACACCGCCTCCTCCTGATGGGGAAACATTAGTTCCTACTAATATGTTATCATCGGGTCTTCCTTGGAAAGTCCCTGCTGATGTTTTTATTACAGGGCCTGATGATGGGATAAAGGCGTCTTCTACTGATTCTGCTTTAGAAGATTGTGTCATTAAAAATGCTAAGCCCCCAGCTATTGCTGCTCCTGCTAGTACAGGACCAACAACAGGTAATCCTCCTAAAGATTCCCATGCTCCTTTTATGATAGATAATATAGCACCTCCTTTACTTATAGCATTTGCTGCTCTTAATCCTTTAACAAATTTAGCCAAATTAAGAGCTAAAGCACCTCCCATTATAGCAGACAAAGCAACAGTGTTACTAAGTATACTTGCAAATCCATCAATTACTGCTCCTAAAGGTCCAGCTAATATATTACCTAATAAATCTTGTAATTTTTCTACAGCAGCATTAAATTTATCTTGTGCAGAAAGAGCTTCCATTCTTTGAAGTGCTTCTTCTCCGCCCATTGCTAATACTTCTTCTCTTGATTTATTAAGGTATTGCTGTTTAAATAATTGATCTGAGAGTTGATCAGCTGATAGACCTAGAGATTTAGCTAAGGCTTCTTGTTGAATTACATTTAATTTAGAATATTCGTTAAAATTAACGGCCTGTGCTGATAGTTCTTCAGCTACTGTTTTTTGATCACCCATTAAAGCAGCAGCTCTAGCTCTTTCTAGATTTAATTCTCTACCTGTTAATAACTCTGCTTTAAGTTCATTATCGATTGATGATTCAAAATCAAGTAATGTTTTTCCTTGAGCGGCTGTTTGTTCAAGTGAAGTACCTAATGCTTGAGTTTTAGCAATTGCCTCAGCGATTGCTGGTGGGCTTCCTTTTAAATTAGCTAATAATTGTCCTGATACTTTACCTGTGGCTTCAAGTATTTTTTTATTGTTAAGTCGTAAACCTGTTTCTTGTTTTATTTTTTCAACTGTTCCAACAGTACTTGCTAATAATTGTCTAGCATTTTTACCGGATCCAACAATACTTTTAAACAATCCACCTGCTGCTTCTTCACTTATGCCAACTTTTTGAGTGATATTAACAAATTCTTTGTTAAGATCCATTGAAAACACCTTAGCAAGTCCTAATTGTTCTCCTAATTTAAAATTAGCTTCAATTAATTTAGTAGTAGTAATGAAAGCATCATTTAAACTTCTACTATATTCAACAAATTCATATCTTACTCCTCTTGCCTCTTCTTTAGTAATTATAAGCGATTTAGCAAGTTCAGTTGTTTGCTTATCCGCCTTAAGAGCAGCATCTACTAAAAACACCATTAAACCGGTTAATGTAGTAAGTTGCTTAACAGATTTAATTTGATCCCCTAATATTTTCTCACCCGCTTGTTTAAGAGCTTCTGATAGACTATTTTGTTTTCTTCTTTCTTCATTTGCTTTTTGTAGATTTCTAATTTGAGCGTCTATTTGCTCATTTATTCTTCTTTCTGCAATTATTTGTTGTAATTCTGTTGCTAATTGGTCTTGTAGTGCTTGATTATTACTTCTTAAAGCTTTTGCTAATTTTTTTCTTCTATCTTCTTCTTTAAGTGCAAGAATTTCGTTTTGCTTATTAAGATTAAATAACTGAGTTGCGGCTGCTTTAGATATATCTTTATTTTTTGAAAATATATCACCTAATTCTTTTGCTTTTTCAACAGCTGTTGTTAATCTAGCCCTAATAGTATCATTTAATTGATCATTAAGAGATCGTATAGAAGCAGAGGCATCGTCTATGCCTTGTCTAAAATTTTCCAATTGTGGATTATCAGCCATAATATATAATTACATCATATAAATATAAAAAACCGCTAGGATTTAGCGGTTTTATTTAATTTGGTAGAATATGTTGGAGCTTGGGTAGGAACAACAGGTGGTTTAGCAATTTCTGTTTTACCTGCTGTTTTATTTGTTAATTTTTTTTCTTGTTTATCTATTTCTTCCTGTTGTTTTTCGTAATGTTCTTTTATTTTTTCAAATGTAAACTTACGCAACCATAAAGGCATATTATAAACAGTGTCCCAATCATATCCGCCGTTTCCATGAAATACTATTTCATGTATTTGTGAAAATACATATACTCTATAGCTTGACGTCAGGCCAAAAAAAGTTAATAGATACAGGAACATCTATACCCTCCCCTGTATAATTTTCATCTTCTGGGAAATATTTTAGTTCAATATCTGGAGATATTTTATTGTAGTAGTTGCGTAATTCTCTTGCATCACGTGCTGTTAGATAATTATCTACAAAATCACGAATAGATGCCATATCTCTTTTCCCATTAACTGAAGTAATCATATATTTTAGACGAGTAGTTACATCAAATGAACCATTCGGATTGACTTTTTTTAAGCCTTTAATTTCAGCTTCAATAGAATTTTCATCACTATGAGTAAGTAATTTAAAAGTTACTTGATTTTCTGAATGGGGTAGTACAAAAGAGAATTCATTAGTTCCTGCAGAGCATAATGATTCATCTAAAAATTTTTCATTTAGTTTAGACAAATCAATTTTACCAAGTTTTTCAACCCCAGATGAATCCAAATATTTAAATTCATAATCTTTACCATATCCTAAAATACGAGCAGCAATCAATACTGCGTTTTTATCCCCTACTAGTAAATCACTATAATTAATTGGAGTTACAATTAGAGCTTGCAACAATTTATCAATTACTGTACCATTTTTAATGAAGTTGCTATTAGTAAGAATATCTTCTTCTTTAGCAGTCATATATTTCATTTCAATTTGGCCAGAAGATAGTGGACTATCTTTAGAATACAATAAACCTTTGGAAGGAAGCGAAACGGTTTCTGTTGGAATTTTTAATTCAGCCATATAACATTTTATTTGTGTATATATAAATATATGCAAAATAAAAGCGCTTGCCAAATAGCAAGCGCCTTTCTGAAATATATTTGTATATTTTAGTAGTTAAGAATACAATAATCCATAGCGATTGTAAGAGAGATATTAGCTGCTGCTTCACCCTGAGACCAGTCGTATTCGCCGAAATTAGAGGTTTTAACAAAAGCACCTTTAATAATCCATTCACTTACGATATCACCTACAGGACCTAAAACATTAAGAGTTAAATCTTTCTTATAGAAGTCAGAATAACCATCACGTCCTGTTACAGATTCGTGTGATAAACGAATCCATTCCATCACTGCTTGAGCACCAGAAGGTGTGATTGGATCATAAAGTTCTAAAGTCATATCTTCCCATCTTGCTTTACCTTTTACTTTACGGTAAACGTTAATATGATCTAATACTATTTCATTTAAGTTTACGTTAGGTGCTGAGGCTTTTTTAATCAAGTATGATGGGATACCATCAATGTACATAATAAAGCGATTCTGAACTTTTGGTTCAAAGCTCGTAAACATTATTTCATTGGCGTCTAATACTGGCATTTTATAGTTGTTTTATTATGTCTATAAATATTGATAATTAGTAGCTTTACTCAAATGATACACCAGTAGGTAAGATGTTGAAATCCAAAATAATGAATTCAGCAGTCTTAGTTGGTTGAATTTGAATTTGACCTACTAATTGGTTACGATCGATAACATCAGGAGTGTTGTTTGTATCATCCATTACTACTCTGAAGGCAAATAAACCTTGGCGTTGTACTACTGATTCAAGATATGGATTAACTTGGGCTAAGAATCTATTACGAGTAGTTGCTGTATTTTGTTCAAATACTAACTGAGCAGCTACTTGGCCAATAAATCTTTTCAAGTTAATTAATAACCTACGAACGTTTACACGATCAAGTGCAGTAGAGCGTTTTTGCAATGTTTTCTGACCATATGCTACAACACCCTGCCCAGGGAATGTAGCTAATGGATTAACATTTGCTTGATATAAAGTATCACGATTGGATTGAGTTAATTTTCTTTCAGCTTGAATTACTGCTGGTATTCCGCCACGATTTAGACCTGCAGGAGCAAACCATTCAGCACCAACTTGATCATTAAATGCATAAACACCAGCCATTACTGTTGCGGCAGGTACCCATACTTGACGACCTAAATTAGAACTAAATACTTGAACCCAAGGCCAATAAGTAGCAGCATAGTTTGAGGTACTAGCAGCAGCAGCTGTAACAGCTCCAGTTACTGTTCCTCCATACACTTGAGTATCTACGATTGCAATAGCATCACCTCTATTTTCACAAAGTGAAATTAAATCATCAGCAGCACCGTTTGCTAAAGTTACACCAGGAGCAATAATTAAATTAAATTGATATTCATCTTTATTTGCAAGTAAATTAATTGCAGTTACATAATCAGCAGCAGCAAATCCTTGTACGTTTGTACTTGTAATGTTATTTTCCATTAACTGAACTGTGCTAGTAGCAGCAACACCGCCTGCAAAACTACCACCGAGTGAGCCACTACCTATAATAGGTAAAGTAGAAGCATAAGATGAGGTATTAAAGTTACCATTATTGTCAATTGAGTTGACATTAGGTGTGGTAATAGATTTAACACGGATATATTGAGAAACATTATCAAAAGATCCTGTGTATATGATTATTGGATTACCATCACCATCACTAGAATAAATAGGTTTTTTATCACCAATTACACGAGAAATATAGTTAGGCAACATCGGGTCTAAAGACAAATTAGACCATGTTTCTAAGTAATTTTTCTGATTAATATTATCATTACCTGAGCGAACAGCAAGGGTAAATACTCCAGATCCTGAGTTTACATTTGTAACTTCCCAGCGAACATTATTAATAGATCCACTAGGTAAGGCATGGGTAGAAGTTAAACTACTTGTATTGTTCATTACATCGCCCCAAGCTAAAGTTTCAATTTGAAAAGAAGCAATAGCAGGTGATACAGTAGGAACAATTGCAGAAGCATATGTAGCTAAATTACCAGTTCCACTTATAATACGAGTTACTAATAGTGATCTTCCTCCACTATTAAAATAGTCGCGAGCTGCGATAGAAGTGAAATATTCATAATAGTTACTAGAACTAAGGAATATTTCACCGAAAATAGAAGCGTATTGGCTATATGAAGTAACCACAGTTGGAAAGTAAGGAGTACCTTTTACAGTAGGGCCGATAAGTGCAGCACCTATTTCTTGGGGGTTTTGTCTTACTAAGCTCTGATCACTTTCACGAGCAAATACGCCGGGAGATATAATTACTTCTGCCATTGTTTAATTGTATTTTATAGATTATTCTAACAATAAATATTAGAAACATCTATAAAACGCAATTATTTACTAATAGGCGTGAATTCTCCTGTATTGATGTTTACGTTTCCGTCTCCGTATTTTTCGCTTAACTCTTTTTGAAGAGAATCTGCTTGTTCACGTAATTTTTTAAGATCACCAAACAATGATTTCTTTTCGTCTTCTACATTAGCTTTTTGTTGAGCCAATTCATTTAAAACTACATCAGCAGCTCCTAGTTCAACTAAAATTTGAGAGTAACGCTGTTGTTGATCTTGTAATTTTTTAAGATCTTCTTGAGATAAAACTGTTTTTTCTTCCATATTTTTATTTTATTTTTCCCATTTACTTAA